ATGTAAAAATCCAAATGCTGAAAAAATGGATCGTGTAAATGGTATGTGTAAAACATGTTTAGGGAGGATATTTAATAATGTCTAAATGTGTTAAACATATTGTAGAAAATACTGATGTTCAATTTGCACTACAAAATGGTGATCAGAACGATTTTCGTACTGGTGGCGGTGATACTGATATCTCAATGCAAGATGATAGTGGATCTTTTGATCTAAGGGGTATTAAATGTAAAAGATGCGGTGAACTAGTAGATATTTACTATACACAACATGATGAAGATATGAATCATGTTGAAATATCACCCGATGCGGATGATGCCATAAACTGGGAGGATCCTATTGGTGCTGAATGTATTGAGAAACATGATACATATGATGTTTTCGAGATAAAAACCATGGTTGAAAAATCAGACATTATACAAAAGTGTCGGATTTGTGGTTTAAAGATGAATAGCTTTATTATGGATCATGTGAAAAAAGAGCATCCTGATGCTCGTGAATATCACGGTTTTAAGAAGAATCCTACAATCCAATAATTTTTTTGATGATCAGCGACACGCTTAAGTACCCTCTTTTTCTCTTTGGGTGTGGGTATTTCTCTTTTTAACTATCTACTCTTTTATACTATGTTGTTTAATAGTTACTTAATGAGTGAATTAGATCCTAGAGAGTCTGCAAATATGAACTCTAATGATATAGAAATAACATCCAGTGAGTATCATGATCGTGTTAAAACTGATGATGAGAAATATAAAGATGATCCTTATAATGGATCAAGATATATTGATCACGTTATTGGTAAAGTCCACGATGAAGCCATGAAGTTATTTACAGTTGATGAAATTAATGCATTAACTGAATTGCGTGCTTATATGGAAACTGCTATTTATTATATCGATGATATCATACTTGAAGACACTGCTGATGCACAACATGATGAAACTAGATCAACCTCAATAGGTTCAAGTCGTAGAATTATGCACGATATTGAACAAAATTTAGATTACATTTATAGAGATTTATGTGATCCTGAATACCCTACTATGGGTCGTTGTTTTAGAATTATCAAAGAAGCTAGAGATCGCATATGCGATTAACCCTTTTTTTTTATCTTGCTATCAATACGCTTTTATACCCCTATTAACTCATAATTTAACTATCTATTCTTAAATACTATGTTGTTTATATGTAATTATGACTAAATTTGGTACATTAACGCCTAATGGTGTAGTAAATGAAATGGAAATTGATTTGAATAAAGTCGAATCAGATGACCCAATAGCTTATTCAATGGGTTTTTTTGAAGGTAAATCTGGTCAAGATATATCTAATGATGAAGACTTAGCTAAAGAATATGTTAGGGGTTATAAGGATGGGTTTAAAATGCGTAGAACTTTCATTTAGAGCAAAATAAACTCCACCAATTTTTTTGATGATCATAGATACGCTTTAATACCCTAATGATCAAATTACTAACTATCTATTCTTATATATGATGATATTTACAGTATAGTAATGACGGACTATGACGACAAAGTTGATGAAGAAGTTGAAAAACGACTTGATGAACTAACTGAAGATCAATTCAATGAATGGCTGGATGAGTTAGATGAACCTTATACTATGGGAAATTTAACATTTTATCCTTCCGATATCCTAAAGAGTTGTGATCCAATAGCTTATAACATGTGTTTTACTGATGATTATCAGGAATCAATGCGTGAATCTATTGAAGAACAAGTTAGGGATGAGTTAGATGAGGATGAGGATGACTGTTAGTGTTTTAGACTATGATGGTTTAAGATATGTTGAACTTGTTAATAAATTAAAGCATACTCTAAGGCTATCTATGGCTAATGCCATGGGTAAATATACCTACGATGAGGCTTTAAAATATGATCCGATATCATCTAATATTATTGAGTCAATCAAGATCATTGATAAACTTATAGAGAATCATATGCAAAGACGACAAAGTCAACACATATGTGAAAACCCTACATAATTTTTTTTATACTATAAACGATACGCTTTTATACCCATGTGTGTAGGAGATAACTAGTAATGCTTATATACCCCTAATATACTGGATTTAAAAAAATAAAAATAAAATAAAATAAAATAAAATAAGTAATAGATAACAGTTGAGCATGTACTGTGTGTTATCAAGATCAAGATACGTGAATTCCACCAGTTTGCAAGACACATGATCTATGTTCCAGTGAGAAAAACTGTTATTTTACGTTTTTTTTACACTATTACTTGTTTGCAATTAAACTATGTCATACTAGTATTAAAGAGTTGTTAGTTAAGATCTAACTATCTCTACTTAAATAGTAGTTTGTTTATCATATTATTATGTCCACAAGAAGTATAATCCAATTCACTAATGATGGTGATACTATTGCGGTCTACAAACATTGGGATGGTTATCCTGAATCAACCGTACCACTACTCCAAGAATTTTGTAAATGGAATGGTGGTCGTAACGGTGATTTATCATATACTGTTGCAAATTTTTGTTACTGGTTTAAAAGTAACAGAGATCATAAAGGTCTAGACGGTGATGATGATAATCATCATACTGGATTAGGTGTCTTAACCACTGGTGATGAAAAAGCCAATATTGGTGAAGAATATGTATATGTTGTAGACTTTGTAAAAGGAACCATTGAAGAGAATTATGGTACAAAAGGTGAAGTGTGGGATTTTAAAGGAACCTACGAAGAACCTGTAACACAATAACCCTCCTTTTTTTATCCTTTACCAATACGCTTTTATACCCTTATCTCGTACTATACGAAATATTCTCGTACTATATGTCTTTAAGTACTAGTGATTATAATACTAGTTATGCATACAATGCAAGTAAAATATTGGAAAATAGATGATGAAGACATACCAGAAGATGTTAAAAGTCGTGCCATTGAACATATGACTGAAATGTTATCTCAAGAAGGTGATACATTTTATTCAGATTATGATGGTTATTTTCCTGATGAAATAGATAGAATACTAGGGCATCCTAAACCTAAATATTGGGATTTAGATCGTGGTAGTTATATTCAATTTGATTTGAATACTTCTATTTTGATGCGACCAGCAATAGATCCTAATACAAATAGTATAGACTGGATAAAAGACTTAGAAATATTCAGGAAATGGTTAAAGATACCAAAAAGAACATGGGATAAGATAGATCTTGGATTTAGTTTTGAAAACATTCGTGAGAATAGTACAATACTAGAATTCAATATAATGTTCATGGAGGATCTAACCAAAAAGGATGAAGAATACATGGAAAGAGCTAGTGAAATATTCAGTGATGCGATACAGAATACATTTGTAAGTCTTCGAGATAGTTATGAATACTATATGTATGATGAAGAACATCATATTGAAATGGCTATATGTAATGACTGGTGTTTTGATGAATCGGGTGACTTAGTGCATCCCGATTAATTTTTTTAGACTTATTATCAACGCTTTTATACCCCTAATATACTGGTTTTTAAAAAAAAGGAATTATCTTCTGTTATGAAAATATGGACTAACAGATAAACCAGTTTCTTTATCAACTAATTCCAAAACATCTTCTAGAATATACCTGAATTGATCACGGTACATTATTTCTCCACATAGATTAGGATTTAGTAGTAAATGTTCAGTATAATCATTTACTAATGTTTCAATTTGATCTTTCCTTACCATGTCAATATTACTACATACTAATACTTAAACATTGATAGTATTAAACGCTTTTATACCCCTAATATACTGGATTTAAAAAAATAAAATAAAAAAAAGATTAGTCTAAGTCGTTATAAGACTCATACCTATCTTGTTGTTGTTGTAAAAGACATTCTTCACAAAATCCATCTTCTAATAAATCTAATGTAAAGTCTCTTTCACATCCTTCACATATTTCAGGATCTCTGCATCCGCATTGACATTCAATTTTACACCTTTTACACCAGTCATGAAGTGATTCATTAGGTTCTGGTGGTTGAAGTGATTTTGAGTATATGTAATCCATTGGTATATCAGTTTCTAATCCTGTCATACTCCTGCCTCTAGTCTAAGTCTTCGATCTATACTCTCTTTTTCTTCATCAGGTAATGAATCCCAATACTCCATTAAAATATTGTATGCTTCTTTGTAGTTTGGTTTATTCATGGTGATAGTCCTAGAACTTTTGTCTGATATTCATGGCATTCTGAACAAATTTTACTACCACAACAATCTAAACACCCACATTTAGGGTATGGTATGGTTAAGTCTGATTTAAACTTAGTCATCTTAAGTCCTCATCCTTACCATAGAATTTATCCCATAATTTGTTATCAGCACCAGTTTTTCGTACATATTCTACTTTATCACAACAACGTTCTAATGTGTCATGTAAGCATTCTTTTACTGACTTCATATTCATACCATTTACATGTAAGTAATATGATGCTGTACTGCATGCATCTTCATAAGACTTTTGTGCTTTTTCCATGTCTTTTTGTATTTGGTTTGCATTTAATTTTGGCATACTTAGTATTGTCATACTAGTACTTAAGTATAGATAGTTAAGTCTTAGGAGGATACCGTCTGTGTAGGCTTATGGTTTTACCCACCAAGCTTTTACTCGGGTATTCCTCGAAACTAGTCTGTCCTCCGTTGAAGAGTTCTGATCAAGAACCGCCTTGTTAGACACTAGATTTATAGAGCTTTGATTTTATAGAGTCTTCTAGATTGAATGTTGTGTACCAACAATTCTAAGCTCTACTGACATACTAGACTCGCAATTACCTTACGTCATACTAGTACTTAAGCATTGATAGTAAGTAATGCTTATATAGCCCTGTATAACCAGAATTTAAAAAAATAAAAAAATAAAAAAATAAAATAAAAAAAATAATAATTATATTAGTATTAAAGTCCTAATATATTTACCATTACTTTGAGTTGTTCCATGGCAATACCATACCAATTCTCTGCTAATGTCTTCCATTTATCTCTATCATCAGATAAACTTATGACAGTCTGTGATAAATTGGTATTATTTGCTTGTAATGCTAACACTTGGTTATCTAATTCAGTTGTATCAACCTGTACTATTGGCTGACTCATTAGTGAAGTTACATTAGATTGTAAGCCTGTCACTTTGTTATTAAGTGATTGGATCTCTACTCTCTGTTCTGTTATCTTCTCTACTGATAGATTAAACTTTGCTGTTACTTCTGCAAGTTGTCCCTGTATTGTAAGCAAGTCTACATCACCATCGTATGTATTTACATTAAAGATACCAGTTGTTTCACTACTTGTTGCACTAAAGCTAACTTGTTCCTCAACTATTACCTCTGGAGTTGGTTCTACAACTACTGGTGCTACATATACTGGTGCTACATATACTGGTGTTGGATCTTTGACTAGTATGACACTCCATTCACCTGTAATAGTATCTTGTAAATACCATCCATCAGGATTATCAGTAGTCATGTATTCAGGTATAGTAATTGTAACACTATCACCAGATCTTAAAACCTGACTAAATGCATTATTACCTATCTGTGCTGTAAAGTTACGATCCAATGCATCATTACTGGTTAATGTTAGTGACCCTCCTTTTAATATTGTAACATTAAAAGGGAATTCACTGACTTCAACTGTCTCTGGTGTATCTGCGTAAGCTAATCCTATTAAAGCTATTAAGCCAAATAGAACTATTGCTGATCCTATTATTGTTCTCATCATTCTTTTCTTATTCACCTCCTGTACCATCAATTTTAACCCATTCAACGTGTCCGTATATGTGGTTTCCCATAGGTTTTGAGGGTGAACCATCACGTTCTGAATATATTACTCTGTTTGTAGAGTGCATGCCTAAAGTATGTCTTTCTTTCATAATTTCAATTAAAGGATCTCCTTCATCGAAACTCTGATCACATAATGAACATTTTATCATTGTTTGATCTCCTCATCTATATTTAATATGGATTTACTTAGTAAGTTATCTATAACCATAGCTACAATATAATCAGTAACTGGTTTCTCTAAATATTTCATAACAAACTTTGAGTTATTTTCAAACACATGCTGTTTAACATCTTCATGAACTTCTACTTGAATAAGGTCTATGAATCTATCTATTTTTCCATCCATGACATAATATTTTATTTCTAATACTTAAGTGTATATAGTACAAATTATACTATATGTGTTTAAATAATAGTAAAATAATAGTACTGTAATGATGAAAGTTGAAGCCAACGAAGCCATTGATCGTGTAAATAAAATAAATTTTGATATTTATTCATCAAAAAATATTGAAGATATGGGTGATTATATAGATCTACATGGTGAACGTAAACGATTAGAAAAAGTAATAGAGAGAGCCAATAAACCATATTTAATATATGGTGCAAAAGGTATAGGTAAAACTTCCTTAGTGCATTCCATATGTAGAGATAAAGGATATGGATTAGTTGAAGTGAATTGTAGTGCTGGTACAAATAATGCAAGACTTGAAGGAAGATTACAAGTAGATAATCAAGGATCTTATTTTGAGAGAGGTATTATACCTACTGCATTTGAAGTCAGTAACCACTTTAAACATGTCGTATTGTATATAGATGAGATTGGTGCATTAAGTCATGACATACAGAAATGGTTGAATAGACCACTTGATAACAGAAATAGTTGTAATGCTGGTGGTAGAACTTATAAATTAAATCCAGACTGTAAAATGTCAATTATTGCAACTACAAACCCTATTGAATATGCTGGAGTCAATAATCTTACAGAAGATTTGAGATCAAGGTTTATTGGTAGAATCTGGGATTATCCTAATTCTGAACAAATGGCTAGAATCATTGATTGGACTGATATACCAGAACTTGATGTAAAAGAACCACTTTTAACATTGGCACAAGATACCTATGGTTTAAGAACTAAAGGTGATGTGGAATATGTGTTATCAACTAGGGATATTTTACAATTTGTAGATGTTTATAGGGATTTGATGTTAGACTATGATGATGAAGACCCAAATATCATTACTAACGTATTAATGGAAACAATACATGAAACCATTATGATAAAGTATACAGATCCTAACGAACGTGAACTAATTAAATCGAGGGTACAGGAAACATTTGGAGTGACTTTCAAATGACACCCTCTACTTTTTTTTGTAAATACACTCATAATTTTGATGAAGTACCTTCACCAGATCCTAAATTATGCTTACATTGTTGGTATTTAAAATTAAATAAAGATGGTAATACTGAAATTCCATGTGGATGTGGATGTAAAGATACATGCCCTGAATGTGATGGTGAACGATACTGTGATTATGGTAGAGGTGAAGATGAGAGTATTGAAGGATGCCAAGTATGTAATGAAGAAGGTGATACTGGTGATGATGATGATGCCTATGATAGATGGAGGGATGATCAAATTGACTAGTCCTATATCATATCCATGTAAGAAATGTAATAAGACTATTACTGATTGGAATGATGATGCTATTTACTGTAATGATTGTGTAAATGATCAACCTTTGAGGGATTGTGGGTGGGCATAAATTATGAATGATGATATTCCCACAGATGATGAAATGTTATTATCCACCGAAACAATTCAAAGTATTCTTTCTAGACTTAATGCACTTGAAATGCAAGCAGATACTAGTGTATGTAATCATAATTGTAGAACTCATGAAGATTGGGTATTTGATGGTGAAGAGGAAGTTAGGGTAATAACTTGTGATAATTGTGGTGATGAAATATGAGATGTAAGAATTGTGGAAAATCATTTAAAAGAGTTGTTAATAAAAAATGTTGGACTAAGTATAAAATGTGTCTAATATGTTGTGTTATTAAATACCCAAAATCATATCCAAAAAATATTGTAATGATGGCACTAGCAAAAGCTGAACTCTATAAAAGCCCTAAAAACAAAATATATGCTGGTAAAACTAGAGATTCTTTTAATACAGTAAAAAAGGTGAATAATAATGGCTAGAAACAGAGATTTATTAAGTGATAAAGAGTTTTTTAGAAAAACCTGTGATATTGCTGAGCATATGAGAGATTGTAAGATAGAAGTTGTTTATTGGAATGATGATAACAAAGTAATGTCAAAAGATCTTAAAAAAAATAAACAATTTATGTTAAATGTTGCAACACCAGCAGTTAAGGGTATTGAAAAATTTACCGCATTTAACCATGAAATAGGACATATTATAATGCAAAGTCCTTTACCAGAGGCAAAATTACTTGTAGATGAATGGTGTGAAGAGTTTGAATCAGATAATGATGTATCACAAAATAATATTTCAACGAAGGATTTGATAAGAGAAACATATTGGAATATGATGAATGTGTTAGAAGATCAAAGAATTGAATCGTTAATGAAAAGATTATGGTTAGCAAATAAAAAAAGATTTGTTAGAGCTAGAACCAACAGAGGTAAATTACATAAAGAATGTAATGATAATCCTGTAAATGTGATATTAAATATAAGATTTTATAGAGATGACTTGGCTAAAAAACATGATAATTTTGATGATTATAAAAAAGCATTAGATGATGTTGAGAATACAGGTAACCTAGGTGCATTGATAGTTTTAAAAAAATTAAAACCTTCTCTTGATAAATGGTTAAAAATTAATATAGAAAAAGGTATTGAACATTTTCCAGAACGACATTATCATGAACCTTATGATGGAAGTGATACTGAACAAATGGAAACAGATAAATCATTAATAAAAACAGATAATGTTGTAGAGATTATTGATAGTATTGAATCTGATGAAGAATATGATAATGAGTTAGAAATATCAAAAAAAGAAAGTGATGATGATATTAATGAATTAAAAAGTTCTCTAAGTAATGATAAAGGTAAAGATGATCCACTTAGACCAGCATATATGAAACCAGCCCAAAGACATTCTTGTGAATATGATGTTGATACACATTTATCACATAATCTTAAAAATGTATTTAGAAAAATATCAGAAATGCCTAAAAGTACCATAGGATATGAAGGTGATGAAATAGATATGGAGTCATTTATTGAAAACAAAATTAGAGGTTATGATATAAATAATTGTTTTGTTGATACAAAAATAGATTATGGTTTATCAGTAGTTATATCTATAGATGGATCTCAATCTATGAAAAATGGTAGTAAAATGGATCGCACCAGAAATATAGTTGCAACTTTGTTTGATTCTGTAAAGGATTATCCAATGATAAACTTGAAAGCAAATGTTTGGTCTAGTGATACTAAGGGAAATGTTGGTATTACAAATATTAATAAAATAGAAGATTGTGAATATGTTACAGAAAAAAATAGCCAAGGTTATTGTTTGACACCTACCCATTTGGCATTAGATTATGCATCCAGAGTATTAAAAACTATGAAAGGTAGAAGGAAAATAATTATTTTAATAACTGATGGACAGCCACAATATCAAAGTTGGGGGTATAATATATCACCTAAAACATTATTTAAAATGAACCAAAAAGCTATGTTAAAAGCTAGAAGAGTAGCAAATGAAACGGTTGTTTTATCTATTGGTCTTGATCATTATAGTAATATTAATCTACAGAGTGTATTTGGTAAAAATAGGGTAGTTCCTGTTAATAATATGGTTGAAGGTTCTAACCTAATTGTAAATAAATTTAAACTTGCTGTACTAGACACACTTAAATAGTTATTACACATAATAGTTTAGTGGTCAAAGAAAATAACAAAAATATATACAGTAGACAAGAGATCAAAGAACTTATAAGTGAGTTAGTAGATCAAGAATTGATAAGAGAAGTGGTGTTCAGTAGATCAAAAACTATCAAAAGGATTATTGAAATCCAAAATGAAATGTGGATTCCCATACATAGAGATAAGGAAAAATATTTTACTGATATGGATGATGCTGGACTAAAAAGACAACTGGCTATGCATGAATATGCATTGGCAAATCCAGTATGACATTAAATGAAAGAGAAAGGTTTCTCTATCACCTTTCTGTTTTAATGACAATGGACACTATGAAGAAAGACAGAAATATTAATATTGATGAAATGTTATATGCTATATGGAAAAATAGATGTAGAAAATTGACAGAATCTGATATAAAAACTATATATAAAGAAATTGAAGAAGAAGCTATGAATGGAACAACTGTCTATGAAGAGTTTACTGCAAGGGGTGAATATAATAAAAATGATATGGAGAAAAATGATGAATACCGATAAATTATGTAATATATGCTTGTTATTAGAACAGACATTAATTTATGAGAAATTGGATTTGTGTAATAAATGTTATAAGGCAGTAAATGATAAATTATCTGAGAAATAATGTGTAACGGTGTTTGTTCTAGATTTGAAAAGGAATTAGGTGTTAATTTTTACTGTCAAAGTTGTGCTAAATTCATAAGTAAAAAAAATGTAGTTAAAGAATCAAAAATAAATGGTAGAATGAGATGTTCTTGTTGTAATGGTCTTGTTAGAAATAAAGGTAGATATAGAACAATACATGGATTTAAAACGATTCTTTAGACCATTGTATACGAAATATTAATCTTTCTTCTTGATCTTCATCCATTATAGGTGTTTCACCTAGGTCATCAAAGCAAAAATGTAATAATTCATGCTGTATTGTTTGATAAACATCATCTAAACTCTCATGGTGATTTAAATTTACTACACATCTATGGGTTTCGGCATAATAAGTCCCCCTATCATCCCCATATGTACGCATATCGACTGTAACATTATTATCCATAATACCAATAAAGGTTTTTCATAATTAAAGATTATCATGTAGTTTAGGCGTGGTTTAAATACTATATAAAGACCCAATCTATTGCTTCCATTAGTTCTCTTTTACTCTCATCATTTTCTATGTTTTTAAATAATGTAGGACAGTCATACCACCAAAGATCGACCACTTTACAGTTTGACCATTCAAGCATTTGTTTTTGTACTATATCTCTACTACTTTTTAATACACCTTTATGATCTCTTCCCTGTACTCTGATGCATATAGTATCAAATAGAGTATATAATACTATATCCACGCTTTCTTTCATTTGTCTTTCTGACAATCCATCTTTAAATTCATCTGACATTAAGTCTTTGAATTGTATTTGTGTACTATATTCTATTGAATCACCATATTCTTTTTTTAATATTGATAAAGCAGTAACTTCACCATTTCCAATTATTTCAGTCATAATACCTAGTTAGAACTTCCCACTTTTTAAACTTACCTAGTACGTTTATTGATAATATTCTAAGATTCTTTTTATCAGTTAAAAATTCTCTAAATCGTTTTTCAGAAGCCCATGCATTAGTTTTAATCTGTAGTAATATTATGTTTCCTTTTTCATCAAAACATATTCCATCAAAAAGATTCCAAAGATCTAATGCTCTATACCATTCACCTCTATTATATACTAAATCCTGTCTTCTACCATGTGCCTTTAACCATATTTCATCATAACCATTTTTTAATAACCACATTACCGCTTTTCTGTTTGAGAATCTCATTCTTTCCCTAGGATTCATGTTGATTAACCCCCCCTATAGAATAAAACCATGTGGCATCAATGCAGGCAAACGTATTGAACCTCTGTATGTTTTAGGGTAAGGACGTATTACACCCCTATTTTCATATTCTAGCCACATGAGTGTAATATTCATTCTTCTATATCCTCCACACCTTTTGCTGTCAATCTGTACTCAGCATCTGATATTGGATGTTCTGGTGAATCCACCATTCTTGCAATTCTTTTCTTACCTGATTTTTTAAAGTATACCCTGTATGTTGCGGCATGACCTACAACATTTCCTCCTATTGGTTTGACTGGATCACCAAACATGATAGATGGATCAGTTTGAACTTGATTAGTAAATATAACAGTGCATCTGAAATAATATGATATGTTTTTAATATGTGTCATAAGCCTAGCGATTTGATTTTGTCTGTCTGCTAGTGTCCCTCTACCTAGGTATTCTTCCCTAAATTGACCTATTGCACCATCCAATACAACTAATTTTGGCTTCTTTTTTTCCATTGTTTTAGATAAAGCATTGACAGTACCTAGTAATTGTTCTGTGTTTGGTGTATAGAAATAACTTATATGTTTAAGTGCAGACAATAACTCTTCCCTTGTTTCTGCATATTCTTTTGCTTTTAATATTTCAATTATTCTTCTAGGTCTAAAGGTATCTTCACAGTCTATCCATACTACATTATCACCATTGTTAATACTTTCAACTGTTAATGTATTACAAAACTGTGTTTTACCAGACCCAAACTCACCATATACCTCATACACACATTCTGGTTTAATACCACCACCAAACAATTCATCTATTGCTACACAATTAGTTGGTATGGTAGGTAAATTTTCTTGATATTCCATTAAATCTATAACATCCATGTCTGATTTTCTTATCATATCATTATCTTCTAATATTTTCTGAGCATTAAAAACCCATCCATCTGCTTTAGCTTTGGTAACACCAGTTATCTCTGATATTTCTCTACCTCCCCTTATACAAATATCTATTAATGAAGAAACACCAAAAGTTTCTAATTTTTTGGTTGTTACCCCACCTACTCCTTCTAATTGACCTACTGATAAGTCTAATTCTGGTTCTTTATGAGATATTTCTTCAATCTCTTCTACAATAGTTTCAGACACATCCTTTTTAGGATCTTCTGCTATATTACTTTTATGTCCTTTTCCAAGTACCATCCGACATCACCTTTATTTGATTTGTTTTTTCCCACATTCCAAATATTTTTTGTCTTTCTAAATCATCAATACCTTCTGCATCAAGTTTCTTAAAGAACTCATTCATTTTTACACATCCGTTTTTATTTGCACATTGTTCCCATATATGTATATGTAATTGTTGTTTAGACATTCTACCAGTACTGCCAATTAATGTAGATTGTGTACCTTGTGATTTAATTATATCAATTCCAAAATTGTTAAACATATCAACCAGTAAATCTTTTACTGCATTAATATCATCTAACTCAACATGTTCTTTAAACCTTAGTTTAGCATGTGCCATAGATAGTCTAATCAATGCTTCAAGCTGTCTAATACCTATGTTTAATTCACTGTTTGAAGATTGTCTAAGTTTTTCATATATCTTGACTATTTCATCCCTTACTTCTTTAGTTATTTTAGGGGTGTATTTTTTTGCATCATTAATGAATGCTGATAATTCAAGAATGTTAAACCTACAATCATTATTGGTTTGGGTTTCATCAAATCCGTCAAGTATATGATTTGCTTTTAAATTATCTTCGGTTATATTTACACCATCTCTGATTAACCAAATGAGATCAAATCTTGACAGTAATGGGCTAGGTATGTTTATGTTATCCATTAATGATAAGTCAGGATCATAATTACCGAATTTTGGGTTAGCTGCCGCCATTATACTAGTCTTTGCATCCAATGTCAATGATATTCCTGCTTTAGCTATAGATACTGTTTGTTGTTCCATAGCTTCATGCATAGAACTTCTATCATCTTTTCCCATCTTATCAAATTCATCAATGAATGCATATCCACCAGAACATAAAGGTAATACCCCTGCTTGTGCTACCATTCTACCATCAGATAGTTTAACCATACCTATAGTAAGTCCTGCACTTGTTGAACCTCTACCACTGGTATAGACTGATTTTTGTGTTATACTTTTACCATATTTTAACAATTCAGACTTAGCCATACTTGGATCTCCTACTAAAAGTATGTTGATATCCCCCCTCTTTTTGGTCTTAACACCACCAACAAGTTGTAATAGACATGATAATTTTATACTATCATATCCATAAATGTCAGGTGCATAACTATGTATTAGTTTTTTTATGAAGTCTTCATCTTTTGATTCTTTAAGTAATTGTTCTTTAGCCTCTTTACTAGGTAATATGTCTCTATTATCATCCAAATCTGATATTGATAATATGTCAATCATGACTTCATGTTCATCATCTTTTGGTTTAATCATTGACCTAAAGATACCTATTATTTTCTTTCTTTGACCAATGAATGAAGTACCTACATTATTACCCACTAATTTACCATAGAATAATATAGGTGAGTTATTGTCTGCTGATTCTAATGGTTGTTGTAATAATATAGTCTGAATATCATCTGTTGTAAGATTTCTTTTAACAACATCCATTTTTGATCTACCACATCCAGCATTCATACATTGTAATATAGGCATTGTTCTATCAAAAGTACAACTTACTCTCTCAGTAGCAAAACATTTAGGACATTCAACATCTGCTGATTTTATATATGTTTTAGGTGCATCTGTTGCTATAACAGTTGCTTCAAAACATATTGTTTCACCCTCTTTTTTAGAGTTAATATCTCTCATAGGCATAGTATCTGTTGATGTTAATTTGATTTGTAATTGACTAAATGCAGTTTTTACATCTATTCCTACTAATCTTTGTGAAAGTATTCTTAATACTGCATTTCTAAATAATGGAATAAAATCACCTTGCCTAGATAAATAGAGATCAATAAAATCATCACTTGATATATCTACTGTTATTACATCTGTAGGTCTTATACTTGAAAGTTTATCATTCCATAATCTAGTATTAAGAGTCTCATATATTTTATCTTGTATTGCAGAGTCTGTATATGTTGTCATAATCTTTTTTCCGTTTCTTTATTGATTAGATTATTCAACTGTGAAAATCTCTTTTGTAATTTCTTGAAACCATCTGGTTTTAAATCATTTACATGTTTTTCCCACTTTAGTATATTTGCATAGAAAAGTGGTAATTCTGCTGTAACATCAATGTGATCAAAGTCTGTTATTCTTGCTGATGTTCTATTTTTCTTTACATAATCATCTGCTACCACTGCTAAAAACAAACTGAAACTCATATGTTCTGGTTTCATTCTATTTAGCGATTCAAAAATAGGGGAAGCAAATTGACCAACTGACAGTGTAACTGTGTTTCTATTGAACTGCATATATTGATATAATCAGTATCTTATTTAAAACTTACTAGTTAAGTTGATCAAGTATTAGCTAACATGTGTTGTTCTTGTAAAAATAAGTTAGTTAAGTTATTAACTAAGTCATTATTGGTAACTTAGTTATTAGGTTAGTTAAGTTTTAAATGTTTACAACAAAGGAAAAATAATAGGTGATAGCGTATCTACACTTTTTCACCTACCCTTTGTATTGGTTTTTGTCCGCTGGGCATGCATAACACAGCACGATGTTATCCCCTCGGCTCTTCTGTTCGTGCTATATTCTTTACATATACATAATATATAAGGTTTACTAGTTATTGATTAGTAAAATATCATTTGTTACATCATCAGGCATTACTAATGATGGTATAACATCTCTTTCAACGAAAGAGTTAATGAAACCTTGAACTTTACTTGACTCTATATATGATTTAAGAACATCACCTTTCTTGTTTTTCCATGAAATTTCAATGAACATATGGTCTATTACAAAGTAAGAGTATTTAAGAATTGCTAGTTATATGAGGTTGTATAAACCATTATTTTTATTTATAATATCATCTTGCATTAATACTCTTAACACATTATGTAAATTTCCTGTACTTCTTATTTCAGTTGCGTATACAATTTCAGTAAAAGTTAATGGATTTTTAGAATTTCTGATAACTTCTATAACTTTGTCACTATTACTTCTTTTACCTGAATATGGTGCTGGAATAGGAGTATCTAATAGACGTTTATTTTTCCTTATTACTCTAGATATGTCCTACCACTTTCCCTTGGTATGCATTTATTGATAGAGTTGCTGTACCAGTTTGACCATATACTACTTCATTCTTTCTATCCATATATCCATCAGTATTATCTACTAATGTACGACAAAAAGTACCAGCATTGATAAGATGAATATCTCTTTCCCATCTTTGACCAGTTTCAAAGTCAAAATCACTTACTAATTCTGGTGTATATCTTTTTTGATGTAAATGTCCACACAAAAATATATCTGCATACACATTCTTTTTCATTTGATCAAACATTCTTTCTGGTTTACCCCCACCTGAACCATGTATTGCTAGCATAGTCCACTGTCCCAATACTTTCTTTTTATAGGTAATTTCTAATCCTATTAATGCTCTACTACCAAGAAATTCAATATCATTAGGAATACAAAATTGATTTTCAATATATGACCTTGTTATTTCTCTGATATTATATTCGTGGTTGCCATGCAGAAGACCGCCAATTTTCTCACTTTTAGATTCTTTATGAACATCTATTAACGGTTGTGATAGTTCTTGCCACATTTTTCTTTGATTATCAACATCATGTTCTATTGATGTATCAGGATTATATCTTTTATCATAGGTTGTTATAGCATCTAATTGATCTCCTAAAAATAATGTATATCTATGTTTATCTTTTGATATTGCTTTAATTCGTTTTTTATAAAGTTCCTCATCAAAACCAGCGTGTCCTATATGAATATCAGATAATGGTTCTAAGTGTATAACATCATCTTTCTTTTCAAGTTCTATGCTCCATTTTTTTGCAAATACCATAATTAAATCACATCATTCACATATTTAAGAGTTACTAGTTAGTATTTTTCCTTCATCTATTGAGCGTGATTCAGTTTGCATTTTTTTATATTGTTTTCTTTTCATATCATTTTTATAACCGTCTGGTAAGTGATGTATACATGGGTCTAATAATGTTGATTTACCACACCTATTACAATCAAGTATTACTTTACCCATTTTTATTTTACATCTTGCTTTGTATACTGGATCTGCTGGATCATACTTACCAGTAGAAGATTGTTTAAACTCTTTTAATGGTTTCCATTTACCGTTTGGTAATTTTTCCCACTTCATATTCTTCTCACAGACCTTGAATTTGTAACATCCTCTATATCTACACCTATAAAAGTAAATCTTTTAAACCTACTTAGCTTATATCTAAACTGTTTTACCTTACCTTCTGTCACTCTATCATGTACTTCACAACTAAAAAACTTGCGTGAATCTCCTGATTTACCATGAAAATCGTTATTTCTCATTTTAACAATTTTATCAGGGTAATAAATCATAAGTATCATATGTGCCAATTCATGACATATTACTGACATGTTTTGCATTGTAATTAGATTATTTTTACTATCTGTGACATAACATGTAATTTCACCCATACCAGTTACTCCATGAGGTATACTGAAATCTAATTCTTCTGCTCTGGGGTCATTTGAATAAAAATTTGAATTATATTCATCTGTTCTTTTAATATTTATTTTCCATTTATCTTGCTTCATATATCTTTCATGATCTGCATAATGATAATGATCATAAATATATTTTAGAATTAATTTCTGATATAATTTTTCATCTAATTTGTTTGTGCTGAAATTTATTTCCACAAATAAACTGGTAATAACAGCTATTTATACATTTCTAGTTAAAAAAAAAAGGAAGTTATTATTGCTTTTTTGTTGATTTCGGAAACATTGATAAACAAATCATAGGTCTATCGCTTTTATCCGAAATGCGTTCTACAACATAACAGTCTAGTCCATCAGAAGCATCCTTATTAACACATTTTTCTACTACATCATTCCAATAATCAGACTTTGCTTGTCCGACAACTGTTTTTCCGAATGAGTGTCTTAAGCCATCTGTAGTTGTGATTTCTGCTACATCAGCACCTAAACTTTCAACGTGTTTAACTTTGAAGCTTTGAATAACTATTTTCTCCCCCACTTGTAACGGAGTTGAGTCATTTCCTTGTGAACTGGATATATCCAGTACGTCTGAAACATTCATTATTATGTTATTATTTAACTGATATATAAGGCTTTCTAGTCTGAATTATTTTGTTTTGCCACTACAACACCAGCAAGATGTACTAGTTGATTTAATACTGTTTGTCTTATCATTCCAAATCTATCACTACTAACATCTTCTTTTGGATAAACCATTTTAGTTAATTCATGTGCTTCTTTAAAATATTGTTGCCATAATTTACCTATTTTTATGGTGTCCTCAGATACACTTACTTCTGGAACATGTGTTATTATTATATTTGAAGGATTTCCAAATGCTTTTTTACCAAAAGAATCATTTACAGTTCCTCCTTGATTAAGAAAACAGTCGTTTGCTATACATATTGCTTTTGGAGTTTTTTGATAAAAAATTTCTTCTCCAACACTCCAGTCAGCACCACAATTTTTACAAGTTCCCTCGAACTTTGCAGTTATTTTAGTTCCCATAACAAGTCTTATAAATTACTAGCATATAAGAGTTACTAGTTATGGAGTTACATAAGAAGCCTAGAAGTAGTAAGTCATTAAGTGATGAATATGAAACACCTGATGAAGTTTTTAAATATCTTTGTAATAAATATAAAATAATCCCCTCTATTGATGTATGTGCAAATGTAGATAATAAAAAATGTAGAGATTTTTTTGGTGTTGGCACTGATGGATTAAAGTGTAACTGGATTGTAAATGCATGGGTAAATCCTCCACATTCTATGACTGGTGATTTTGTAAAAAAATCATATGAACAGTGGAAAGAAAATAATATTAATATTATTATGATTATACCAGCAAACACATGTAGTAGTAAATATTGGCATGAGTATATAGAAGGAAATGCTGAATATCATGCTATTAAAGGCAGGATTAGATTTTTACATGAAGGAAAACTAAGTGATTTCATGAGTAGAAATGCTTATATGTGTATAATTTTTAGAAGCATTTAAAAACATACATTTCTAGTATGTGACAACCCTTAATATGATATACTGGTGATGGTATATTCCATCCGTTTTCTCCATATATCTTACCCACCATAACTAAATCTAAATATGTTACAGATAAATATTGATTTTCATCAAATGGTTTTATTGTAGGTATCATTACAGATTGTGTATAACTCATCATTTGATTTTGTAATCTTCCTGTATCATAATGTCCTAAACCTAAACCATGTCCAAACTCATGTAATACGATATTTTTTATGGTGTTTTCAGATAAAGTATAATTTTGTTGTATTTTATTAACTGTAGTTGAAGATATATCATCTCCTAAAACAATCTCAGTTATGTCTTTTTGACTTTCTAAAAATATATTAATAAACATGTATTTATGCCAAGATTTATTAAAATTTAAACCTGTGTTTCCCAATGATTTACTATTTGATGATTTTTCATAATTTATCATAATATTACATTCAGGATAATCATCTGCTAGTGCACTTTTATGATCTTCCCATGATATTATTTCTATATCAACCCCCCAGTCTCCGTCAGGATAAAAGTATTCTAATTTTATTATCCATTCATTTATTGCAATTATTGTTATATTTTTTAAAGAGTTCCAATTATCATGTATTTCAGGATCAACTTCAAACAAACATATATTTGGAGCTGTTTCATGCCTTAATCCTATTAAATCAAATTTACTATATGATCCATTTTCACCATATGAATTAAGTGGTATATTCATAAATAATAACATTGTTATTAGTACAAGTACAACAAACTTCATATTTAAATACACTAATTATAGTATAAAAAGATTCTATATCAATCCTTATATAATACGAATCTATAACTTATATATCTTGGCTAGAAGAAAAATAGGAAATTCACACACGACAATATCTATTACATGGGAAGATAAAGAGAAATTTAGACAGTTTGCAAAATTTGTTAAAAAAACAAAAACTGGTGATTTATATGAATCTGATGCTGTTTTATTTCATAAAATATTGGTATATTATAATGAGCATCATGAATCAAGTGAAAATAAACCAACATACCCAAGTAGAGTTATTTCTCAAGAACATGTCCAGCAAGATTAAAATCTCTGGAAATCCATTTTATTTTTATTCTATCAGTCATTAATTTTATACATTTTTCCCATAATGGGTACAATGTAGCTGTTGTAACCCTCCATTTACCATTGATTTGATTTACAACAAGCATTGAATCACTGTAAATTGTAATAGTTCTTAATTTATAATTATTTTGTATGTATCTTAATGCATATAATAATGCAAGATATTCAAGTTCATTATTTGTAGGATTACCATTAATACCGTTACGAATTTTTACTATTATTTTTGAACGATCGACCAAACATATGTTATTATGTCTAGTTCCCCCATCTATATAGAGTTTAATCACCGTAATTACTATAATTAACTATTATTTAAGATTGTTTAGTCTCTTTTATTTTCTCTGTATACAGTTTTCTACATGCTGGACTACAGTATATTCTCTGTCTTCCTTTATAACGCCAAGGTAATGTAGTTCCACATTCTATACAATAATGAGTATCATCTTTTCTCAACAAATATATAAATTGCTTATGTTATTTAAGGCTTTCTATTGCTTATTTATTTTTTTCTGGTGAACATCAGAGTATACAGCATTAACACCATCTGATGTATTTGCTGAATCATTTTTTAATTGTGCTTCATAAGCATCTTTGATTAATTCTTCCTGTAATGATTTTTCTTTTTTATCTTGATATAATGCAATAGTTTTCATAGCCATGTCTATTGCATCTATTGCAGTTTTTCTTACTTCTGCTTTATATGCTTCATGTGGACTTACTAATTTTCTTGTTTTACCGTGTTGATCTTCAATTTCAGTTCCTCCTACTTCTTTTTCATCTACTTTACCTACTGGTAAATCTCCTAGTTTTTCTGCTGGAATTTTATCACCAGTACCTTTTTCTTTTGGTGTACTTTGACTACGGATTTCTCCAAATGATCTATCATCATCACTATCTGGATCTAATGGTCTTTGGTTTCTTGAGTTTAATTTCTCATGCTCAGGTTCTGCAATTCCTGATACTGGTTCTTTTGTAGGTTTTGAACTTGAATAGTTAGCATCTCCACTTAATGCTTTTACTTTAAGTAATTTACATTTGATAATTGCCAAGTTTAATGATGCATTCTTTGGTAATGTCTGACCTTCTGGTTTTTTATATGTATTTACATTACCAGCGGCATCTCTTTTTTGACCTGAATAATGATCTTTTATTCCAGAGTCCTGTGAAGCCTCAGTACCTACTTTTTTACCAGATGGTTTTCCAAGTTTACCTGATGAAGTCATAGATTGTGTACCTGTACCAGTTTCATCTTTTCCACCTTGAGTAGATCCTTCTGTACCACCTACACCATATCTATCCTGTCCTGCTGAATGTACTTGTTTTGATGTTTTAGGTTGATCAGTTTGATTATGAACTTTTACATCCGTATCTCCTTTTGAATCATTTTGTCTATCACCAAATCCAGATGTAGCTATATCTTGATTACTTAGAAGTGATGTTGTTCTTGCTGTTATACCAGAATCTCCACCACTCTCATGTGCCTCTTTGGCTTTCTTAACGTATTTAATTCCAAAACTGTCTAAGTTAAATTCAGGGTTTCCTACAGTCATATCTTTTTATCCTTCTCTTGATCCACAGCTCTGCCTTTTATAGTTTTCGACTCTGTTGGAGTGTCATATTTATTACCTCCACCATGAGTATCTGATGGTTTTGTATCTCCTAAATCAAGTTGTTGTTTTTTAATTGATGGTTTTTTATTTTCATGTTTGAATTGCTCTGGTCTAATACCGCTATGTGAAGCACCTTCATAGTCTTCTGGAGCATCTATTGATGTTTGTGTTGAAACACCTGAGTTTGGGTTTCTTCCAGCGTTTCCATGAACACTGTTTTCAACATTTGATTTAATTTCTTCTAGCATTTCTTTCCATGATTTTTCTTTATCCTCTTTCATAACATCATCTTTTCTATCTGATAACCATGATACCCATGCCTTATCATTATATTCTTTTTCACCAGTATCTGAATTATATCCACTGAATAATTTAACTTCACTACTTCCTAATGCTTCTTTATTTTCTTTTGAATCATGTTTACCACCTCTTTTAACACCTTTTTCTTCCTCAACTGATGGCTCTCTTTCTCTAATACCTTGCTGTCTGGTTCTTGCAGTTGCACCATGTCCACCATGGGTATCTGCACCTTCTGAACCTATTGGTTGATTTAATTTAAATCCACCAGATTCTCCTGATGTGTCTGCACCAGTTGATAATGAACTTGAAGATGCTTGATCACCAGTTCTTTTTGGTTGTGTTTTAAAGTTAGCATTTCCACTTAATGCTTTATCAAAAATTCTTTGTGTAACATTTTCATCGTCATCCTCACCCTCTGTTGCAGAAATATTACTTGAATTGTTTTTTGTTAATAATGTTTGAAGATCTTTTGGTATTTGATCCCATGTTTTAGTAAGATACCTTGGGCTTGGAGCATGTGCTTTAGACAACGCATCCAATCTTTCACCTTCATCCATGGAGTCCCAAGTTTTGTTTAGTATTATATCTTTGACAAAAAATGTCTCATCTAATTTTATATCTTTATATTTTCCTGATTTAAAAACTGTAACATATGCGTTATTCATTTTAACCACTAAACCACTGTCTTCTACACCATTTACGAAGAAATGTATTGCATCCCCAACTCTGGTGTTAGTGATTTTATTCATGTTTATCACTCTTTTTTCCCTTACTTCCTATATAAATTTCACTATCTACTGCTTTATCCCAATCAGATTCCATTCCAGTCTCATGTTGATTACCATATCTTGCATCTCCTGCACCTTGCATTTTTTCTAACCATGATTTGAATAATTCTTCCTGTGTACCAGCAGATATAAACTCAGGTTTCTTCTTAATTTCCTCTAATTTATCATCTGTGACTTCTTCTATTGGTTCTGGTAACTTATCAGTCATGATTTAGTATAAATACAATAATATATAAAGTATTCTATCAACCAAATAACGATTCTCTTAATGCTTTACCAACATCAAGCACATACCAGTTGTTACCAGCAGTTAATGCCCTACATGCCAACACTAAACTGTCTGGATAATCATCATGTTCGTCTGATTTAACCTTCATTTGACCGTTTTCTGTATAAGCTCTTTTTAAATAAGACAACTGATATATCATTTTATCAACGTTTTTAAGTGTTATTTTATGATTTTCAAACAATAATCTTAGATTTTTATACATAGAACCCTTCTCTTGTAATGAAAATACCACCCCTCTAGCTGGTATATCTTGCTCTCTAGCTAAGTCTATAAGACCTCCACCAAGACCAGTCTCATCTATGAACACAGTTTCCAATCTATAATCTCTCACCATATCACCAATTCTACCACATACCTGAACCACATTTGATTGTGTTTCTGAAAATACTTCTTCAACAAACACAGCATCATCCTCATCAACAGATACAACAGTAAATACTGTTTCATCTCTACCACTTCTTGCAACATCCACCCCCATATAATGCTTCAATCTACCTCTAGGTTGTTTATCATTCACAGCTTCCATTAATAATGAATAAGGAATTAATTGATCACCTATATCTAAGAACTCACCCTCTACCTCTTGAACATATTCTTCTTTGGTTAGTTTTTTCATTTCTTCTACAAACGTAGGGTCTTCTTGAATAAGTGGGTTGTCTGTTGATTTTACATGAAATTCAGTCCATAATCCTTCTGGATTTCTTGGTTTAGAATTCATACTGGCTTCATAGAAATAACCTGATTTGGAAAAAGGTGTTGATGTTAGCCACACCCTAGCATGAGTAGCCATACCAGACGGAAGGAATGCTCTAAGAATATCTGTCTTAATAAAACTGCATTCGTCTGCAATAATACAGTGAGGTGAATAACCTCTGAGTCCTGTACCTTTTTCACCAGTAGCCCTTGTTACAATTTTTGAAACACCTGTGTTATCTAAGAATGCAACAGTCATTTCTGTCTGTGTGTTTCTCACCACATAATTTTTAAGAAAATCATTACCCATTATTAAACTTCTGATCCTGTCAAACATAATACCAGACTGGTTTTGTGTAGGTGCGGCAATAACTATTGTACATTCTTTGTTAATTGTTTTTAACATTAGGGGTGCAAAAAACGCAAAATGTATAGCTTTAACTGCTGTACTCATAGTCTTTCCTACCTGACGACCTGATCTATATACTATGAATCTATCTTGACAGTCTACATATTTAACATTATAATCAAATAATTTATGACCTAAAAAAATTTCACTGAATTTACTAGGACTGTCTGCACACTCTGCAATCACTTGCATGAAGTCCTGTCTTTCTGACAATTCCTCAGTTGTAGGTCTACCCATTATTTTTTTGAGCCTTTATTTGTTTAAATATAGAAGTTATATCTCCAGTTTTATCATCTATTGCTGTGGTCTGTGTAACCATAATTTTTGTTGATAAATCTGTTAATGTTTTTACTATGTTAAGAAATGTGTTTATTTCAGATTTAGTATTTCTATCAGGTATATTACCATCCATTTTAGCCTGTGTCAATGCCATTAAAACATTCTCGAATGATAGTTTGGCTATCATATCCACCATGGCTTTAACATCCTCTGGTTTTCTAGTATCTATCTGATTAATTACTTTAATAAAATCTTCTCTGACACTACATACAGCATCTTTTTCATATTTAGGACATCTACCATTACCACCTGAATCAATACTTCTATACATGCACTGATTACAGTATGCTGGAATGTTTGCATCCTTAAAATGTTTGGCACTATTAAAAGGTGATACAGTCTTCCTTTTATCCTCAACTACTATGTTTTTACCATCTATAGGCTTAATTTTAAATAAATCTCCCAATATATAACATTTAATTTAATTACTTAATAAAGTTATCTGTGTATGAGTTTAACGACTTACATAATGGGATATAATATAAGGCTATTGGTAGTTTAAGCATGGTATAATAATGATTGTTTAACACATCTTCATATTTGATACCTATTTTCTCCATGTTATCTTTATATTTTTCACAATAATGTTTTAGTATAGGGTCATTCATATTATTTATGTTCAATTTCATCTGTATTGATGAATTACCAGTCCAAATATCAAATTTTTTAGCAAGTGCCGCAGATATCCATAGACTAGTATCTATACTTTCAAATGTTTTCTTATCAATATATTTACCTTTACCCAAACCATGATATTTCATACTGATAGGTAAACGTCTTATGGCTTCTTCCATATCAAGCCTACCACTCATTTTACCAACACATATGTTTGATCCGTTTGGTAGATTAAGTTGGCTAAGATGTTTAATAAAATCTTGTTGTAATACTGGTGTTGTATCTAGACCCATATTGCTTTCTTTTTTAAACAAGTTTATGGTATCACACATATTATTATTTATAAAAAACTGTGCGGCATTAGTATATAATTCCTTATTATCTTTTAAGAATTCATGATATTTATCCTGTTCACCGTTCACCCCTGCTATAAGAAATATCTTTTCAAAACAATCATAGAATTGTTTTAGATTATGTGAATATTTATGAGATACTAATACATTCTTAACACCACATGACTGTAATGCATTTAATGTAGCCTTATTATTAGCATTAAAGAATATATTCATGTTAAATATGGATGAGTAGATAACATTTTTGTTGCACTTCTATAAAAAGAATCCATTCTTCTTAATTTATTTCTCATTGTATTATTTTTACTTGCCCAGCATTTATCAGAACAATATTTTCTCCCTGCTTTTTTAAAACCTTTTTTACATGTAGGACATTTTTTAGTTTTTATAGGATTACTTTTTCTATACTTATTTTTACAATATAGACTATGTTTAATTTCCTTACATTTAGTACTACAACATTTTGGTAGATCACCAGAAGGTCTACCAGTTTTATGATTGCCTCTACCCATATGTGTGAATGTGGTTTTACATATTATACATAAAAATACATAAGGATTGACAGATCTTATACACGACCCACAAAATTGTTCATATTCTTTATTTCCTCCATTTACCATGTTCAAACATACAAAATTATTACATTTTTCCATATTATCCACCACCTGATATTTTATGACAAAGACAATCACATTTTACACTAAGTCTTGTTACAGGACAGTCAAAATGCCTATGTGTATGACATTCAGGAGAAATCATCTTCATAATCTTGAGAAATAACACTCCTTTTTACCTCTACTTCTGTTATTTGTTCTCACTTTTCCATTACAACAAGGACATCTATATTTTTTAATTATCTTAAGTTCATACCCTTTATTACAATTTTTACAGTAACAATACAAACCTTCGTTATAATTAATACGTTTATAATGAATTTTTGGAAATAATGAACAATTACCTTTACAAGACATCATGCATATTGTTTCCTTTCATCACCAAAACACATTGATGCATAGGGACACATACCATCACAAAGAAAACATTTTGTTCTCTCTGGTAATGTTTTTTCTAATAAAGATGATTTTATTACTCTTGATTTTTCTATCATATCAATCAAAGTGGTTTCCATATCTTGTAATTTGAAAGAAATTGTAATAGGTTTATCCCTTTTGTCTTTTTCTATTCTATTAGAAATGTATATTATACATCCAAATGTTGCATCTATATCATAGCATTTTTTTAATAATACTCTATACCTGTTTATTTGATCTTTATGAGATTCACTTGCTTTACTTGTTGCCTTAGAAAAATAATCTATTGAACCAGTAGTTTTTTTATCACAAATGACCCATTTATCACCCACTTTTATCAAGTCATCTATACTACCATAAATTATATCTAGATGTTTTGGGTCGTCATCTGGTATTTTCTTTGCTTCTTCATATGTTAAAGGAACATCTCTAACATAGTCATATGCCAAAAACATTTCGTGATGTTCTGGTTCTGCTACCATTGAATTATTATGAACACACTGACCGAAATAAAGAGACTTCATGTCTTCTGTACTCATGCCTTGGTCTTTACCTATTTTTTTGTATATTACATTACGCATACATGGTTTAATAATATCTGATACATGTATAGTACCAAGTCTTTCTGTATTCATAGCTTCGATTTGGGATTTTCTAAACTTAAAGTATATGTCTTGATTTATATCATCTAGTTTTATCATACATAAATATATAATGTATGATATATAAGGCTTACTAGTAACTTCCTATGTTTGTACAGTCGCATCCGTCTACATCACATGTGTTATTACCTTCATGTGATTGTTGATTATGATTACATTCTTCACAAGTACCAGATGCCACTATTTTTATATCAGTCAATAGATATTTCTATATAAACCACTATTTATAGTTTAATAACTTTCCTCTATCACAAAATTAAATGTTTTTGTTTGTTCAGATACCCCACCAGAACTGTCTAAAAGTTCTATTTCACCAGACCATATACCAGCGTTTGCTATTACAGTATCTGATGTGACTAATGTGTATGTTACTATACCGCTTGCTCTAGTTGTGTATGTTATATTACCATTGATGATAAGTGTGCCATCAGGCTTCCAAACCTTCCATTTACCAGTAGCATATGTAACTGTGTTACTTAGGTTTTTAGCAGTTCCAGCATCATCAGTTATGGTAAGCTGTAATGTAGGTCTACTTCCTACTTTTACTCTAAATTCGGTTGATCTTCCTACCATATTCATACTCATTATGATTCACCTTTTATATTACCTCTACGTTTATAAGTTTTGACATTTTTATCCTTATCATTGGTACTCATAGTCTTATCCTTATCATCTGTACGCTGAGTTTTTGTTCTATCATTAATTTTTCTGGTTCTATTTCTACCATGAATTCTTAGAGTTTTGGTCACTCTTACAGCACCGTCTTGTAAGTTCTTTACAAATGAGTCTACAATATTTACTGTTTCTGTGAATATCTTAACCAATGATCTTACACTACCTTTGAATGATTGTATGGATATTGATTCAATTACTATAATAAGTACTTCAAATCTTGGTTGTAATTGTGTTGATATTGAAACAATTTCTGAGAATGACCTAATCCATTTTTTGTAGAGTGTTTGTGTAATATTTACCGTATCATTAATAATTCTACTTAATCCTCTAAGTTTTTCTATACCCTCAGATATACTGACATTGTTTAATATTATTCTAAATATACCTCTTGTTGGTAATAATATTTCATTTATATTAACAGTGTCAGATAACTTCTTGATTATATTTCTTATTCTCAATCTTGACTCAGTTATTGAAATACTTTCGTTTACCATTCTTATAAGTGTACTAAGATTTTCACGGAAGTTTTGTATAGACACAGACTCATCTATTATTCTACGCAATACTCTTAATCTGTTTTCAGATACAGTTATGTTGATTGTATTGTTTATTATTCTACCAATACCTCTTAATCTGTCAATAGATTCTTCATAACTAACAGTGTTAGATATTAACTTCAATATTCCTCTAAGTCTTACTCTATTCTCTACATAGTTAATTGTGTCAGAATAAATTCTTATCAATCCTCTAAGGAATATTCTATTATCAGATATTGAAATAGTCTCTGAGAATGACCTCTTGAATCCTTTACTGAATGTTATTGATATGTTGATTGAATCATTGATAGTTCTGGTTATCTGTCTTAACCTGTCTCTGAAAGTCTGAACTGATATTGACTCGTTAATCATCCTTGTCAATCCTCTCAATCTATCAATAGATTCTGATGAAGATATTGTGTTGTTTATAACACGTTTTAATATTACTAATCTTAATCTTGTTTCATTAATATTCAATGTATCTGATAATATTTTTAACATTGATCTTATGAATACAGGTGAATCAGATATTGAAATAGTCTCTGAGAATGACCTCTTGAATCCTTTACTGAATGTTATTGATATACTAATACTTTCATTAACCATTCTAGTTATATCTCTAAGTTTTTCTCTGAAAGTTTGTACTGAAATATTCTCTATTATAGATCTTGTAAGTATTCTAAGTCTTACTATATTTTCTACTAAGTTTATTGACTCATTAACCATTCTAGTTATATCTCTAAGCCTTGATCTGAATGTTTGTATAGACACTGATTCTGTTACAAGTCTTGTTAAATCCCTAAGTCTCAACATTCCTTCTGATATACCTATATTATTGTTAATTATTCTTCCAAGTACTCTTAATGATACTATTGATACATTAATATTTACCGTGTTAATAATTAATCTAATGATTGATGATAGTTTTATTTGACCATCTGCTAAATTCTCATCCTCATTTTTGAATCTAATTAATGTCATTAGTCTAACAAACTCACTTCCTTGTTGGAATATATTTGACTGGAAAATACCTTGGAATACTCTTGAAACACCTACACTTATTGAATTATTAATGATTTTGATTCTTCCTACTATACTATTAGAAACTGTTTGTATTCTAACTGTGTCAGATACATGTCTAATAATTTGTCTAAGTTTTTCTCTGAAAGTTTGTATGGATATAGACTCTTCTAATGACCTTACCAAAGTTCTTGCAAAGTTAGAGTCTGTATTTATGTTCATATTACTTGTTATTGATCTAGTTAATATCCTAGTAAAGTTAATTGTAGTGTCTATAGATACACTGTTAGATATTATTCTTCCAAGTACTCTTAATCTTGTTATTGATTCTGAAAACTCTATGGTTTCAGGTGCAAGTTTTACAAGTGCTCTTAATCTTAATCTAAAGTATTGTATGGAAACAGATTCACCATATGACCTAATTAATGTTCTAGCGAAATTAGATACTGTTAATATGGAAACACTTTCAACAAATGCCATTGACATTGATTTTCTAAATGATTCTGTAGAGTTTATGGTTTCTGATATATGTTTTCCTAATCCTCTTACTAAAGATGTTTCATATCCTGCTTGGAACACACCTGCTTGGAACATATTTTGGAATAATGCTAACCTAGTTCTTGTGATATTAACAGTTTCACTTATGACTCTTAACATATGTCTTGTGTTTGACCTAAATGTCTGAACTGATATGTTTTCACCAAACAATTTTATCATTGTTCTCAATCTTAAGTCTGCATGTGACACTGATACACTGTTGTTTATTGTTCTAGTTAATACCCTTAGTCTTGTTATACCCTCACTTATAGAAACAGATTCATTGATAATTCTCTTTATTATTCTAAGTTTTTCTCTGAAAGTTTGTATGGATATAGACTCTGAATAAGATCTTATTAAACCTCTAAGGAATATGTTTGATTCTGATACAGATGTATTCTCATTAACTCTCTTAGTCCATTTCTTGTAGAAATTTTCAGATATATTTATACTATTGTTTATTATTCTACCCAATGATCTAGTAAATATAACTGTTTCTGCAAAGTTAATTGACTCAGATAAAGATTTTACAAATCCACTTGCTGTATATGATGATTCTGTATACTGTAAAGTGTTGTTTATAATTCTAAATATTCCTCTTAATCTAATTATTGTTTCAGAATGCTGAACAGATTCGTTTATTACTCTGTTAATTGCCCTAAGTTTTTCTCTAAATGTCTGTATGGAAACCGATTCAGTCATAACTTTCAACAAGGTCATTAATGTTATTCTTGATTCGTTTACTGATATTGAAGAGTTTATAATTCTTTTGAATATACCAAGTCTGACATATGCATCTGCAACTTGTATACTATTGTTAATTACTCTAAGGAATGAAGATAGCCTGACAAACGAATCATTTACTGATACATTACTGTTAATGATTCTAATTCTTCCCATAAGTTTAACATATTCATATCCTATTTGGAATACTCCTGACTGGAAAATACCTTGGAATACTCTTTTAGTAGTTACATTAACTGACTCATTAACTCTCTTACTCCATGACTTGTAATAGTTTTCAGATGATTGTATAGTATTGTTTATTATTCTAACTAATACTCTTGGGTTTAATCTGAAAGTCTGTATAGAAATAGAGTCATTAACAAGTCTTCTAATAGATAATAATCTAGTAAATGAATCTGATATACTTATATTATTAGATACAACTTTTAATGTTGTCAATAATTTTATTTTACTTTCTACTATTTGTGTGGATTCTGTTAATGATTTAGTAATAGTCTTTAATTTTCTTAATGATTCTGATGAACTAATTGATTCATTGACATGTCTAGTTATAGATCTTAACCTGTATCTGAAAGTCTGAACTGATATTGACTCATTAATCATCCTTGTCAATCCTCTCAATGATATTATGGATTTAGATATACTGACAGTATTATTAATAATACGTTTTATTGCAGTTAATGGAATTTGTATCTCTGTTAATTGTGAAGTTTCTGATATTGTTTTAACTCTACCTAATACTTTTGTAACCTCACTTACAGCACTACCAAATACATTGTTTTGGTATACATTTGATTGGAATGCACTCAATCCTACTGTAATGATTTCACCTATACTTTTAAAAATACTTTTAACACTGATCTTTACTTCACCTATATTTAATGTATTAGATATTACACGTTTAATACCTCTTAATGAAAGTCTTGAATCTGATACCTGTGAAGTCTCTGATAATTTTCTTATTATTGATTGATATTTCAATATATCTTCATCAGACTCTATTGATTCGTTCGCAAGTCTCAATAAACCTCTGGTATTTTTCACTGTTTCTGATAACTGATTTGTTTCTATTACAAACTTTACAAGTGCTCTTAATCTTAATCTAAATTGTTGTACTGAAACCGATTCGTTTGCAAGTCTTACTAATTCTCTTGTTGTTATTGCTGTTTCTGCATTGTTTAATGATTCATTTACTATTTTTGTTACAGTTAAAGGTACATCAAATACATTGTTCTGAAATACATTTTTCTGAAAAGATACTCCACCCCATTCACCCTGAAAAGAATTACTCTGAAATATATTTTCTTGAAAAACTTGTGCAATTACTGCCAAGTGTAATTACCTACAGTTCAGTCCAAACGCTTGACGAAAGTACATACGATTTATTGGTATCGGTTTCATAGAATATAGCACCATCTTGAACTTTTATTGCTACTGCTCCTGCTGGAGTAATATCTGCTCCTAACATTGATAAGTTTGAATCAGAAGCGTAATCCCCAGTTGTTCCATTGTGAAGATCAATTCTATCCAAAGTATCTGTTAAACTTGTAGGCGAATATTTAACTACCAATTCTAGTCTAGATGGTGCTACTGCTCCTGATGAAACAGGATCACAAAGCCAAAAAATACCTAATTTTTCTGCTCCTGATATAAAACATATATGACCAAAAGTAAAATCATCTGTAGAACCACTATATGCTAAATCTATACTAACAGCATTAGTTAATGAACCCTGCGTATTATTATATGCAAATCTATCACTATAATGTTGTCCAGTACTATTATTAAATGTCATTAACATTGTACCTGCTCCACTTGCTATCTTATGAATAAGTATATTATTAAATTTTTTAGCACCCAAGTCTACTATATCCATATCATCTGCTGTACCTGTTAATGTAACAGATGTTCCGTTCTTACCCCAAGCCATTAGTCATGCCCCCACACTTTTATTTGTGATGATGATGATAAAGTATTGGCTCCACCACTATTTACACCAAATATATTAATTTGATTTGATGTGTTAGCCCACTTGTAAACACCCTCTAGTCTATTTGGGATATTTCCTGCTCCTGCTGTTGAAGATAAATTAGAATGACATATAAATAATTTCTCATTACCCGAATTATTAATAACAAAGAAATTATGAAATTCTTTAGTTGAGTATGTTGCCATGTTCATATAAGATTCTCCAGATCCACCACTTAATTCATCTGTACCACCATTCTCATTACGTCTACGTGAATAATTACTACCTGTGTCTAATGTTGAATTACCCACTTGGAATTGTGTATTGTTAGAATTAGAACTTCTATCTAAAAATGCTTGAATCCAAAGATATTTTTTAGCAGTAAATGTACCTGTATCAAAATCAGCAGTACCATCTCCATTTACACTTGCCAATTCTTCCCAGAAATTTGTAGTATGTGTGTCATCTGGATCCCAACCGAGTACAACCATTTCTGAACCACTACCAAAATTCTGTGAATTATCATCTTGAAGTGAAAGAACATCTATGAGAGATGTATTAGTCCACTTACCTACAATTTCCACTCTTTCTGGAGCTGAACCTGCACCTGTTGATGTTCCTCTATCAGCAACATGACCTGTCATTAATTTTTCACTACCTGATTTATTTGCAATATATAATTGGGTAAATCTATCTTTTGATGCGTTTGCTAAAATATCTCCCCATCTATTTGCAGGTGCAGTAGTAGAATCTCCTGCTCCATTTTGGCTATGTCTATCAGAATAATTACTACCTGTGTCCAATGTTCCACCTGTTCCTACTCTAAAATTCCAATTAATAGAACCACCTGCTATATTATGTGCTAAAACCATGTAATACCTTTTATCAGGTAATGATGAAACTGTAATTGGGTGTGATGCACTTCCTAGTGTAGTTCTATCAAGTTCTACCCAACCACCTGATATTGCATCAACTGGATTAAAACCTGCACCTGTAGTACGTTCAGTACTTGTACCACGAATACGATTTCCAGCTAGCCATTCTACCATTTTAACTCAACCTTATTTCCACAACCACAGGTTATAAATATACTGGATTTTTCGCTTCTATTGGTCATTGAATTACCACATTTATCACAAGTTCCTTTCTTTAGGTGTACATAGTTCCAACATGGCTCACAGTAATGATATTGCATGATGATATATTGGTCAAACTCATTAGCATCAAGTTTTGTTTCATTACATTTATCACAAGTATATTCTTCCCCCTGTTCCACATGGTCTTTAAACTCTTGGCTCAATTTAGTTATCTCCATTAATTGTTATAGTAACTAATCTATCGTTGAAAGTTGTAAAAGATGAAGAACCATAAACTACTTTTTTTGTATCACCTGTAACTATATCAACACCACATAAAACGAAATTATCCCCTGAAGAATTTCCAGTTGTATATAAACATACTACCCATGTATTTTCACATGTAGCATCTGTAAAATTAAAAGTAGTATCTACAAATGATGTAGTTAAACTAGAAACGACAATAGAATTTGTAGATGTATGTTTGAGAACAAAAGATGAATCGTATATCCTTGCTGTTACAGTTCCATTTCCACCTGTTCCAATTTTGGCAAGTCTAAAAATTGCTGATGTAACATCTTTAGATGAACCAGTATTATTTTGATGTCCCATAACGTAGTTTCGGGAAGTTGAATTATTCAAACCTCCAGAATTATCTCTAGTTGTTTGTTCGTACCAAGCTGGAAACTTGTCTCTAGTCCAAGTAGCAGTTGTATAATACACAATAAATTTTAATGCTTCTCCTGAAATATTTGACCATGAACTTGTATATTCTCTTAATATTGAATTAGTTACTGCACTTGCAGTATTAGTCCATGTGTTTACATAATTATTATTATCTCCACTATTATATTCTACTGTTATCATATCGCCTGTTGCTAATGTTGTAGTTCCTGCAAATGTAAAATCTGTTGCTACTGCACTTCCTGTAAGACTATCTGCAACTATTGTTGTGGTTGAAGTTTCTCTTAATGTTCCACTTGAATTTCTAATATATGCTGTTACATTATTTGGTGGAGTACCTCCTTTGTTTAAATAAAAAGTGGCTTTTGTTGGAGCTTGTCCAACTAGAACATGACCTGTATTAAATTGCTGACCTATTTTGTTTCTTGAAGTGCCTTTAAGACTTCTAGCATCATTTGTTGATGTTTGTGATGATGTTTCGGATTCTGATTTAAACCAATATCTCTTTGCTGTATCTTTTTCTATGAGTATTGAATTGTTTTGTACGTCAGTTGGTTTAGATATTATTTCTGAAACACTGTTATAAAATTTCATATCACTGACCACAAGACTTCCACTTCCACTACTTACATTTCCAGTAAAGTGCTGGAAGAATAAATATCTGCCACCTGTAAGTGATGATGAAGGAGTATTACTAGATATTGTGCCAATTTGAGTTGAATAAGTAGAATCACTAAACACTTTCATTGTTGATGATGTTTCTGATACACGTTGTATTTCAACATAATATGTATTACCACTTGTCATTCTAGATGCTCTGTTAGTTCCTCCTGTAAATGATCCATTTATACACATTATAGAATTTTGGGTATTATCTTGTAATTGAAGTGTACCTCCTATAAAATCATTTCCACCTGATCCATTTTCTCCTGTTATTGTTGTGTTATCTGATATACCAAATGCTAAATAAACTGCTTGTGCTGGTGCAGATATAGTATTAGTTACATCAACTTTTGCTCTTAATATCCATAATGAATCTGATACATTTCCACTTCCTAAATCATAAGTTAATCTTGCATCTACACCATTATCAGTATTAAATGTAGAAGTTATAATTCCACCAGAAGCACTTATTTTATTTGCAGTTCCTGCTGATGTCCATGTTCCTGTAAAATCACTTCTAGTTGCTTCTGTGATTGTATCTCCTGCTAATTTTACAATTCGTTTACTATCTTTGTATTCTATGGTCATTATGTTCCTTCCTCCTTCCATGATGGATCTGTTGCAATTATTTTACCTGATCCTGAATTATATAAAGCAGTTTCTTCAGCAGTAGTTAAAATTCTATTCCATATAGACATTTCTGCAATTTCAGCATCAAGCTCACCTGATACTGCATCTGATTCAGAAAATAATCTAGGTGAATCGGTACAATCACTTGTAGTTGTTCCGTTGCCTGATCCATTTTTTGTTACTTCGTTTGCACCATCTGTCTTATATGTTAACACACCATTACCTGACGATTGATCCCATCTGATTGTGTACATGTGCCAAGCGTTATCTGTTGGAATTGGTAAGTTGGGGTTGTTATCAGTATCTAATGTAGATGAGTTTCCTACACCTCTTGGTATAATTACACGAAACCTGTTACTTGATTGTGTTCTAATGTTTAATCCTATTGTAGAATCTGCAGCTTGAGTATTGTCAAAAAGTTGTTTATTTGTAACTACACTTGCATCGAATTTTAACCATACATTTATTGTCCATGTTGCACCTGTTGTATGTAAGAAATTCCAATCTGTTTTTGTTCCAAACTGACCATAATCACCACTACCATCACATGATACTGCATTACCAAAACTACTAGGTGTGCCTGTTACAGAATATGTCGGATCACCATTCATTGTTATATTTTGACCTGTTCCCAATGTAGAATTACCTGTAATTGTGTTTGCTACATTTACTATATTTCCACTTGATTCATCAAATTTGTAATATGCTTTTAATTCTGATGAAGATACATCTGAACCTGTAATACCATTATCAGAATAATGATACATCTTTCTAGTATCTGTTGCTTCATATCTACTTCCTACTTGGACATTAGTCAATATTCCTTTATCTGTTGAGTGAGTTGTTATAGTTCCACCTGTGGCTGTAATTCCTGAAGATATTGGATATGCTACAATTACTACTCCATCTCCACCTGAACTAGCTGAGGTATTTTCTCCTCCACCTCCACCACCTGAACCAAGACCATCTGTACCAGCAGTACTAGCTACATGTGAACTACCATTATAATAATGTCCATTACCTCCTCCTCCATTACCACCAACTGGTTGAACAGTTCCACCTGATGTATGTGATGATCCTGCTCCTCCACCTGCATAATAAAGATTAACACCAGTAATATCATTTTGTAAACCTATACCTCCATCTCCACCTTCACTAGATGAGCTAGAATTATCCCCTACTGCACCTTTTCCACCTCCACCACTTCCACCACTTCCAGCAGATGCTCCTCCTGCATTACCTTGACCTGAAGATCCAGTTCCACCAGCACTACCACCTTGACCTGCACCACCACCTGAACCACCAGATTGTCCATTAGGTTGTTGATAATACATACCACCATAACCACCACCTGTAGATTGAATTGAATTAATTGATGAAACTGCACCGTTATTACCAACTGAACCGAGATGACCACTACCGTTTGCTGTTGCATTACCACCTGCTCCAACAGCTACTGAATATGATGCAACTCCTAAACTAGAAAATGTTCCTGTTCTCATTCCTCCTGCACCACCTCCTCCCCCGTTTCCAGCATTGGCAGTTCCTCCTGATCCACCACCTGCAATAACGAGATACTCTACGTTACCACTACCAGCAGTTATTTGGAATGTTCCACCTGATGTAAATTTATGAACTTTTGTTCCAGAATTATCTAATCCTTGTACCCTTCTACCTGCGTGATAAGTTATTGCCAACTTAAAACCTCAAGCAATTTGTACTTCTACAGCCGATCCGTTTTTAAATATTTTAGTGAAGACACCTTCATTATTAGTATCTATTTTTTTAATATAAAGTTCTCTTTGACCAGCACCTGATGCACCAAATCTAGATCCATCTGCTGTACCTGTATATGTAGTAGTTGCATTTGCAGTGAAGTCGTGTGTTGCTGTTGCTCCACCAGCAGAAACTGCTTCCCAAGTCATACCACCTGTATTACCTGATCTAGCAGTTAAGACATAAGCATTCGTTGGTGCATTAGAAACTTTTAAGTTTGCCTCATCAACCATATTATCTACTATTGTTGAAGCATTACCTGAACTAGTAACTTCACCTGTTAAGTTTGCATTAGTAGTATGTGAATAATTATTTGCACTTGTAGCTATTCCTGATAATTTTGTTTGTTCAGCATCTGAAAACTCATTAGAATCTGCATTTGCTTCATAGGCAGTTTTAATCTGTGCATTAGTTTGATCTGCTGTGGCACTTGCCTCTATTGCAGCTAATTTACTTTGTTCAGCATCTGAGAATTCATTAGAATCTGCATTTGCTTCATATGCTGTTTTAATATTTGCATTTGATAATGTAGCCTGAATACCTGTTTCTGCTAGAGTTTGATTAATCCATGCTGAACCATTCCATTTTAATAATTCTCCACTTCCTA